AACATTGTCGTCTTTTTTTATCGCTACAGTTTCTTTTCTTAACAAAGAAGCAAAATTTTTATATACCACACTATGCTCTGCTAGATAAATTTTCATACTCTAAATACTTATCATTTATATCACTTGTTGGCATTACATTTCTTTTATATGCACCGCCTATTATTTGTTTGAATACATATAATGCAGGATAACCACCAAAAATACTGCCACTATTCTTAGCTATATTGTTTCTTCGTGTTTGTCTTACAGTCATTAATCGCTGCATTGCACTATTGTACTGATGTTTGTCTGTTATGTTTTCTTTTATGTATAATGTTATTGCGTCCCAATAATCTCCACCGCATTTATCTTTATAAAACCACGCTATCTTTTCATTCTTACCTTTTATTGCGTCTTTATAATATCTAGCTTGTACCTCTACTTCAGGAAATACATCTAAGATTTGATTGTATAATACTGGATCTAGTGTTTTTACTTTGTGTAAATTTTTTGCTGCTTCTGCGTGTAAAACTGTTGCTACTCTTAAACTGTCTTTATTAAATACCTGATTGTCATAAACAGTACAATAATCTATTTTGTTATCGTAAAAATATTTAAATACATCTTTTTCTGACCAGTCATATATAGGTTTACCTAGTGTAGCATTTTTAAGATCGTGATTCTTTGTTAAGTATGAAACCTTACTTTGTGTTATACCTGAAAATCGCATTAAACTTTCTTGTGCTCTAATACCTACTAAGCTACAAACTCGCCTATTTTTTTTCTCAAATAATAATTTATCAAATGTCCATTGATTATGCACACCTTCTACAGTTATAGCACAGTCAGGTTTAGGTACGATCCATTTACGATTCTCGTCCCATTGTATGTAATCTTTTTTTTCTCCTAATATGTAGATCTCACTTTCTAATTGTGTTGCATAGTATCTAAAATTGTATCTAGGATTATCTACAAATGTCAGCACAAATTCTCTGACCATTGTATTTATTGTTTCTTCGTCACGAAATACTACATTAATTTTATCAGTATAATTGTTCTTGTCAAAATATTCTTCAACAAGTTTTAACATTACCAAACTGTCTTTGCCACCTGAAAAGCTAACCCAAATTTCGTCGTGTGAATTATATATCTTATCTATTCTGTCAAGCGCAGCTTCATATACATTTCTGTCTTCCCATATAAGATCTTTATTCGTCGCCAATGTCGTACTCTATAAACTTTAAAACTAACTGACTGTCAGAATACATTTTATTATCTTCATAAACTTCTGCAATATACCTCAATATTCTTTCTGATATATTTTCTTGCTCTATAAATTTGTTTCTTAATTTTTTTAGAAAAGCATACCATATTTCTAATTCTTCTTCGTTTCTAAAATATATCGTATAATCATTAAAGTTATCGTCAGTTGCACCTTTTATAGATTCGGTGTCTTCTTCTTGTGCAAATATTGCAGGGTTTAAATCTAATCCGTATTGATCTAACTTCATAACATCATACTCATTAGCTAAGATCTCCCAGTCCCACTCTCCATAACTTAGATTGTCTTTTACTATAAACTCTTTCTTTTGTTCTTCAGTCCAATCTTTTGCTACATCTATCCACACTTTTTCTAACCCTGCTTCTCTACACGCTTTTAAACGCATATTACCACCAAGTACCATATAGTTTTCGTCTACTACTATAGGTCTTTTTTCTAACATTTGTGGAAAGTTTTTTAAACTGTTTACTAGTTTCTTAAATTTGTAATCCTTAATTACTCGTGGATTATCAATGTTCTCTCTAATTTTCTGTATTGATATATTCTTTTTTGCCATATTACCACTCAAACACCATATCCTGATGTTCATTTAATTTTATCATTGTTTCTATTTGTGCTGCTAATTTTATTAACGCTTCATCAGGTAAATAATTTAATTTTAATCTAATGTACGCTTTTATGTTAGATCTGTTTTTAAAATCAGGTTTGTCAAATAACTTACTAAACCATTGTTTCATTCTATCGTTTTTATGCTGATAGATCTCAAACATTTTTAAACTATGACAAAGCGTTGCACTATCCATAGCAAATCCCATATCATTAAATATTATAATAATATCTCTGTTTCGTAATTTATAGTAATTTTTAAGTATGTGTACAAAAAAAGCTCTAGCTTCTACATACTTTATATCTCTCTTTTTTTCAAAAAAATTAATACCTGTAATCTTTTTGCATTCTCTTGTTATTTTGTGTGTAAACATAGTATAAAGTTAATAATTTTATAAATTAATTTCAATGTAATAATCATCTAATTCCAGTTCTTCTGTCTCAAAATGTTTTTCGTATATATCTAATGCGTATGCTACCTTATCTCTACCGCTTTTTATAAACTCTTTGCTAACTGGTTTGCTTATACCTATATCTCTAGATCCTTTGTCAATTACTACAAACCTAAAGTTAGGTATATTAAATATTTCTGTGTAAACATACGCTTGTACGTCATAATGAAAATTGTATGCACTATGCTCAAAGTTTTTTAGATTGTTTGTAGTTTTTATATCACACACATAATCTCCGCATAAAACATCTGCTTTAGCACGAAACGGTTTACCTTGAACTAGTCCAACTGCAGGATATTCGTTTTTGCAACCTTTTATCATTTGCATTGCAGGTTCGTTTCTATGAAATGCCTCTACTAATCGTTGTGCGTCATTCTTTTCTTTCATAGTATATACAGTTCCGTGTTCCTCTTTTGCAAGTTTAAACTTCTTTGTGTTTTTACTTTGTACATCTACAAATATTTGTTTATCAAAATATTCAGGTGTCAATAATAATAAGTGTGTTAAGAATCCGTCACGCAAAGCTTGTGATTCAGGAGATCCATACTTCATAACATTATAATATGTTTTTGGAGATTCTAAAAGTAATTTTATACTACTACTGCTAAATGCAAACTTGTGCATAAAGTCATAATAAAAGTCATCATCTAACATTTTTGATAATAACTCTTTTTTATTGTAAAACTTTCCGTCTAGTAATTGTATTTGTGTATTCATAATTAAATCTAATATTATGGAATCAACCATTTTCTTTATATTCTTGTAATGCTGCTAATATTCTCCAAGCAGCTTTAGCTAAATGTAACATTCCGTCATCATCTATAGGGTTATTACTATGATCAATTATATGTCTTACTCCTGCGTCTAAATGATCTTTGCTTTTTGTTTTGTCCCAATGTAATTCTTTGTGTGGGTGATGTTGTTTGTTACCTGAATTACTTACTTTACTAATTTCTAGTAATGCTGTAGGAAAATATTTTAAAACACCAGTATAAACTGGCATTTCTTTTCGTTCTTGATGTTTAGTCAAATTCTTCATATATCATTTTATATATTAATGTTATGTGCATATCATTACCTACTAATCTGTACACTTTATCTTCCATACGAAATCTAAATATAAATGTAAAAAGTTCTACTTCTATTTGACTTCCTACTTCAGGCACAGAATCAAAATCTATCCATAACTTATTTACAGTATCTAAAAGTTTATCTTCTACTTCCTCGCTAGGTTTTCTACCTATGATGTCAGTCAAAATGTTTATTCTCATAATCTTCTAGTCGTTTCTTTGCTTTTTGCATTTCATCTACTGCATTATCTCTTTGAAATTTATATTGTACTATAGATTTTAAAGCTAAATCTCTATCTCTTTTTAATTCTATTATATGCCATTGTATGTCTAAAAAAGCCTCAATTACATTTTTTAATTCTTTGTTTTCTTTTGCTTTACCTTTCCATTTGCTTAACTGTTCAAGAACTATTTGTATGTTATGGTCATTCTCAAACTCTTTTATTGCGTCTAATTTTTTATAGGCATTTATCAAATCCTGATTCATTGTTTATATAACTTGCTTGTGATTCCTCTAATAAATATACTTCTTTTTGTGTTCTTGTCTTTGTCCATAATGTTGTGTCAGGACATTTAATTTTTTCTATCAACGGTAAATCTAAATTATTTAACCAAAATATATACATAGCTTTTGGATCGAAAACCAAATATAACTTATGTACTTTTTTATTTACACTCATTAATTTATCATACTTATACTTTTCTAACATTTTAGTTTTATAATAAGTATGTCTAAACTTCATTTCTATAACACAGTCATTACCTTTTTTTGTTTTACCTCTTGCGTCAAAATGTTCGTATGCACCACCGCACCACTCTAACTTCCAACCGTCTAAATTTAATATTTCAATAACTACTTTTTCCCATTTATGTACTTCTTTTATACCCATTTTCGTAAATAACATTTAGCTGATCTACCCACTCTTGTATTTTACCAACCTCTTTTTCTCCTCTACAAGTACATAAAGTCTCGTGAGGATGTTCAAAATACTTAGCGTGTAAATTCTCAATTAATCTTAATTCGCTTTCTGCTATTGTGTTGTTTTTTACTCCTTTAAATTTTGTCCAATGATCATAATCTAACTTGATCATCTGTACTTTTTGTGTCATCTTTTAATCTGTATTTTATTCCAATCTTTTTTTCTTCTGTCGCAACCGCAATCTTCATAACCAAATAATTTTGCTACAAATGTTGCAATTCTTTTACCGTAACCAAAAGTTACAAAATTAATTACTTTCTCCGCTAGATCCCCTAGTCCAATCGTATTTTTCATATTCGTCTTGTATAAAACCTTTTACTTTTAAATATGTATTTCTTAAAGATACATAACTAATATTTGTATCTCTGCTTAACTCTGATATTTTTCTACCACTTGTTATCAATTCAAATATAGCAATATCATACCAAACCAATTTTTGCTGATATTTTTCTGTAAAACCTTGTAACTTGTGTTCTAGTGTTAGATCTTCTATAGTATTGGTCTGACCACATAAAGCTAATGCTGCACTCAAATCAAAATTTTCTGTGTCAGTTGTTACTATTAAATCTTTGCGTTTCTTATTAATTTGTTTTGTTCTTAAACAAGCGTGGAATATCATTTTGTATAAATAGTAATAGTTTATATCGTTATCTCCGTATTTTAAATCTTTACCTTTTTTTGTTAAGTCATCTATTTTTAAATACATCTCACTAATTATATCTTCGCAGTCGTGATTTGTGCAACCAAATGATTTGCAAATTCTTAACCAAGTTTTATGTTTCTTATATGCTATTTCAAGAATCACGCTTTTTTACTAAATGTAATAAATTTCTACCATTTAAACTAAACCCTACATTGTTTGCAAGTGATGTTAATTTTATGGGATTGTCTAATGGTGTTGGTCTGCCGCCACTATCAATCTCTTTAATTTTTATTATTGCTATAAAAGTATTAGTCCAAAATTCAGGGTGGTTTGTATACCTATGTAATATTAAAAAATTGTCACTTTTATTCAGGAACTTTCCCCCACCTTCTGCAGATCCTGCACTAGGCGGTTGTATGTATCCTTCAAATTTATGCCCGTTAGGGTGTTTATGTCTTAATGCTTCTGTAACTGCGTGTGTTACTAAATATATACTACATTTATTTCGTCTTGTAAATAACCTCATATCACTCATAATAGCGTAATCGTATTCGTGAGCACCATATGATCTCATTAACT